CTTTCTACCTGAGGCAGAGCATGTGTACAAGCAAGCTCCGTACCAGAAGATAGACAAGAAGACGTACCAGAAGTTAAGCAAGGAGATGCCCAAGCAGTTTGAATGGGACATTGAAGAGAAGGAAGACAACACTGAAGGGGCGCAAACCTTAGCTTGTGTAGCTGGAGTCTGCGAGATATAAACTTAGGGGGCGCAATGCCCCCTTTTGTTTAACCGTTGATACCTAAACGGTTACGTCTATCTCTTTCTTCTTGCTTACGTTCCTGCTCTAGTTTCTTCTCAGCTCCACCGAGTAACCAGTAGTAGCCTAGTTTACCTATAACTGGTATGTTCTTTAAAGCAGTGTTAAACTTCTCAGGGTCATTATCAGCTTCAAACAATATATCTTGAAGTGCTTTTCCTCCCTGATCTGCAATATTGACAGCGGCTGGAGTTACAATACCTAAAACAGCTTGCCCAACCTCTCCTTCAGCTAAGTACCTATCTCTTGTATACTTATTTATGAAGAGTAAAGACATCCACGTTTCAAACATTTTATCATCAAACTGCTCTGGTCTTAGTTCTTTAGTTTGGAGTATATCCCTTGCAGTTCCTACAGCTCCCCCTGCTAAACCTATGCTCATGGAATAGTTACCCAGATTGGTAAACCCTTCTTTATAATTCCCTTTAGCTAATTGCCCTACGAAATCTCTACGCATTATGTCTAACTGTTTTATAGCAAAGCTTTTAAGAGCGTAAAGTATTCTTCCATTAGGGACTTTTAAATACTGTGCAGGCATTTCAGATAAGGTTATTGGCTGTACGTCTGAAAGTTGATTAAACAATAAAAGCTTAACATTATCAGACATCCTTCCTGCTTTTAAATCATCAATAAGATTAGCTGTTTCATCTCCAAAGACTTTACCCCACTTTTCTGAAAGCTTTTCAGGGCTTGTTTTAGCAAGCTGTGTATTGTTTTTATAGGCAGCACTGATAAAGGTGTCTTTACCTAAACGGTCTATACCTTTAAAACCACTGTACTTTAAAACAGTATCTACTCCATTAGCTAAGACACCTTTAGAATTAATGTCCGCAGCTATTGTATTGAGAACTCCAAACTCTTCAGCGGATGTTTCAGTCTTTTTACGTATAGCAGGTACAATACTTTTAATAGTGTTCCTTAAACCGTTTGCATAAACAGAAGCACCTATATCGGCAAGCTGTATAACTGCCGAATCAAATTGACCCAACAAAGCTATTGTTTGCGCGTCTTTAACGCCTACCCAACCCGCATGTCCGCTTTTCTCTCCCATAACAAATCTAGCCTGAAGAACCATAGCAAGATCATCAATCTGTTTAGAACTTATTTCTCCTTTACTAAACGCATCTTGTGCAAAAGCACCTATACTCTGTGCTAAGTCTACTTTATTTGATTCATCAAGAACTACGTTACTACCAAAGAATTTCCTTTTTTCTACCTCCCTTACTGCATTATTTATATAGAAGTTTAAAGACTCTGGGGCAGAGTAATAAAAATCTTTAATTAGAGGGTCTATCTCTTCTATAACCCTTTGTTGGGCAAGTCCTAGCTTAGTCCCACTTCGCTGGCCTCCTCTCAAATACTTGTTAATTATGTCTGTAACAACAGTTTCATCCAACTCTTGCCAAGAACCTACTTTTTGTTTTGCAGCTTCAGAGCTAAGAGCTATGTCCAGCTTACTTCTTTCCGTAGACCCCAAAGCATTTAAAAGCTTACCTACATCCTTCACAACTCTTGGAAAATAATTCTCTAAGAAACCTACGTTAACTCCTGATTGCTTAAGGTCTTTATGTAGTATATTTAAAACACCTTCTTTACCTATTACTTTCTGTAAAGGATCTAAGATCTCTGGGAAAAAAACTTTAGCTATATTAGTTGCCTTTTGAAAGTTACCGTTAAACAAGGCAGTTTCAAAGTCATTATACTCTGCTTTCCTATCCCCTTTCTTTCTAAGTTTAGAAGCTTTAATCATAAAATCAGAAGCAGTTTGAATGTTGCTTTGAGTGTTTGCGCTTACATCATACTCAAACTTTCTAAGTCTTCCAAAGACAGGTTCACTTATGTTCCGAACAACAGTGCTTATAGGTGCGAATAGATGGTCTAACAGTTTTGTAGCCGCATTGGAAGAAACTATTGGATTATTTTTAGCAGTAACGATTTTAGTAGCATTCTCAACGGAAGGCATCATAACTTTACCGTGTGCTGCTAAGTCAGCTATTTGACTGGAAGACAAACTTAAGTTTTGTCTAGCTCTAGTCCAGCTTTCTTTAGGAGTTAAACCTTCTGATATACCTGTGGCTAGTTGATCTTCTACTTTAGCAGACATATTGTCTATGCCAGCTTGTGTTCTTTTAACTTGTCTTTTTGCATTAACTACTTTGACTGCGTTTTTTGTAGCTTGGGCTACTTTAGTTATTGCAGCAGAACCAGTAGCGCCTATGACCGTTGACTTAACAAGATCAGGCACATCAAGATCACCTTCAGCAGTTTGTGCGGCAGCTTCTATTTCAAGACCTAATAAACCGCCAGCTTTAGCTGCCCCTGCAACACCTTTACCAACAGGAAGTAAAGTTGTAGGAGACATAAGCATACCAACAAAACTTCCTAATATCTCAGCGGAAGCAGACTTACCTTCCTGATCCTGTACTAAAATGGTATTAAGATGTTCTTCTTTAACGCCTTCTGCCCTACGGTTTAGCAGGAAATCCCTACGCTGGTCATAGTCCATATTATCCATGAACTCTTCACCGTACAACTCATAACCGTTTTTATAAGTTATGTCTCCTTCTTCATCTTCACCCCAATCACCTAAAGCAAGTTTAGCTTCTAAAGCTAAACCCCAGTTATTAACGTCTGAATGAGAAGAATCAAAAGCAAACTCAAACTCGTCAAACCAAGAGATAGGCTTAAGTTCTGGCACTTCTTCAACAGGTTCTGGAGGTTGTTCTTCAGGAGCTAAAGCAACTTCTTCGGGAGAAACTTCAGCAGTTAGATACATATCTCTTAACTGAGAAGCAGCCTCCATATTATTGTCATCAAGAGCAAGCTGAAGGGCATCTTTTATTTCTTGCTGTGTAGGCACTTTAAGATCCTTGTGTTGCTTCGTTTAAATAAGCCGTTGCGTCTTTTGAAACAGATTTAGGTTTTGTAAGCTTTGCATTATACCATAACTTTCTAGACCACCAATCACCTTCAATTAATGCACTGTACTCATTAAACGCTTTTGTATATGCTTCTTCAGCAGTATCCACTTCTTTTTTATCTATCAAATCTTGAACCTTAAAAGCAAACTTAAACTGTAAATCTAACTGATCTTCGGGAGATAGATCTTCGTAGTCTGGGTTCTTTGAAAGATAAACAGCAGCGTTAGCTCTATCAGAAGACGTAATATCAGAAACCTTTTTAGCAGCTTCAGAAGGAATTTCTTTAACATCGCCAGCTTCTACAGGAATCCATGTTTTAGTTTTAGGGTCTAAATAACCAGAAAACTCATCTTGATTCGGAGCTTGTACATCAGCAACCCAAACAACTTTATTATCTTTTAGCATACGTTTTTTATTAGAATAACTGGTAGTAGACTCTGGCTCTCTTAAAACGTTTCCTATCTCTGAAGGAGTTATTAAGCCTAAGTCAAGCTGCTCTATAAGGTCTGGCTTTTCCTGCTTAATAAGTGCTTCTCTTAATTGTTGTTCTTGTTCAGCATCTAAAACAGTTTGAGCTACTTTTGCAAAGGCAGTATCACTTACATTTGCATAGTCTCCTGACTCTACTTGTTTATATAAAGGATTGTCTTTTAAGCCTAAACCCCTTAATCTAGCAAGCTGTCCATCAAGACCTGCTTTTGAAGCCGCTGCACTCTTTTGATATTCAACTCTACGAGCGTTACCTTGTTGTGGCGTAATGGCTCCTGTCCTAACTAAGTCAGCCGTTATAGGGTCTTTAAACTCTTCGTTTAAACTAAGAACTAATTGCCCAGTAGCTAATTCTTGTTCTGCTTCTTGTTCTTTTTTTATAGCTGCTTCTGCCTGAGCTTGCTTAAGTTTATTTAGCTCCATCATACGCAAACCCAAAGCCCTACGAGCCTGTGGGTCTACTACTTGCTGCATTTCGTTAGCAATGGCTTGCTGCTGCCCTTCAAGGGTAGACATATCTAAGCCTTCATTAGCTGCCGCAATGCGCTCAGGGGCGGTCTGCATATAGCTTGTGTCTACCCCTAAGTTGCCAAACAAACTACCCACACGACGAGCTAGGGGGTCTGTGGTTCCTACCTGTCTATATGGAGAAGCTTGAGCTAACCTTCTGGCAGGTTGCGTAGGATCTTGCTTGCCAAAGTCTCTAATGCTTTGAAATAAACTTTCTGATAATTTAGCCATTTTAAATTCCTAGTAACTCTTCTAACCATGGGGGTACAAAAGGTATATCTCCACCAGAACCGCCTATTTTACCTAACAGACTACTAAACAAACCGCCACCACCCACACCGCCACCTATAATGCCACCAGCAGACCCTATAACCCCACGTAGCAAGTCTGATCTAAGTTTCTGAGCTTCTAAGTTAGAGCTAAGACCAGAAGCGTAAGACTCTGCTTTCTCCATAGCACCTTGCCTACGTGCTGTGTCAGCAAGAGAAGCTATATTAGTACCAACTTGCAGTTGATTCAACATCTGTCCTTCTGGAGCATAACCAGACTGCATCATACCTGCTAAGTTTTGTAAGTCCATACCTTGTATCTGTCTAGGGGTCATTCTAGCTTGCGTACCCATTCCAAACATACCTGAAGTTAAACCCTGTAAACCAGCGGCTCTCTGTAGTGCTTGCTGTTGTTCAGCACCTGACTGCTGCATAGCCATGAGGGACGCTTGATTCTGAGCCTCTGACTGAGCCTTAGCCATTGCTAACTGCTCTGGAGTACCGCCAAACTGGCTTGTGCGCGTACCTAAGCGCCCCTGAGAGGCTAAACGATTCTCTAAGGCTAAACGTTGTCTTTCTTCCTCAGGAGACTGTAAGGCTCTTAGCTGCCCGTATACTTGCTCTTCCCTAGCCCCTCTGTCCATAGATCCAGCGTCTAAAGCAGCTTGCTGTGCTTGCGACATTAGCCCGCCAACACCGCCATAGGCTTGATTAGCTAGTTGCTCGTAGATGGGGTCATAAGCTGCTGTAGCTTGCCCTGCTAAACCCCCAGCACCACCAAACAAAGTGTCTTGAAGAGCTTGTTGCTCAGGGGACAAAGCTAATGCGGTACTACCGTCAGCAGTAGTCGTTGCTGTACCTGTTCCTGAAGTTACCGTGAAAGGTTTAAACGCCATTTCAGTAGCAGCAGTGTCGCCTATAGTTTCCATACCAGTTTGAGCAGTAGTTCCAAAGGCTTTAAGCTCATCGGAAAGGTTTTGAAACTGACTTACATCAAAACCAAGCCCTAACAAATCATCAATAAGAGCCATTAGTATGTACCTCCAGTAATTGTTCCCGCAGTTAGCGTACCGCTTACATTAAGCGTTGGTATCGTAACTGTCCCTGTAAATGTTGGGCTTGCTGAGTTAGCCTTTGATGCCACTGCTGTAACTAAAGCATCAAACTCAGTGTCAAAGTCAGTACCCTTAATAATCTTCGCTGCATTTCCTGTAGGAAGAGTATCTTTGGCTGTAAAGTTTGTAGTCTTTGTGTAATTGCTCATTAGATCATCCTACCTATTAAAGCTTGAATATTAAGTTCTTGCAAAGATAACGCATTTTGATTAATAGTAGCGTCCATACCTATGGTTACTACCGTTCCTGAACCTGTTGTTTTAGTCTTCGGTCTGTCCACAATGATTGAAGCACTGTACTCTGAAGTAGACACATTATACTCACTTTCGTTATAGTACGCAGTCTTACTACCAGAGTTAATCTCAACAATTTGTTTAGTATAGGCTTGGCTGTAATCATAGCCCCAGTTCACAACTGCCTGTGCTCCCTGACCACCAATAAACGTAATGATAATTTCTTTAAGTATTTTAAGACGAGAGCTGTCCCCAAAGGAAAGTGGATTACTAAAGTAGCTCATATCATAAGACAAGCCATAATCCTGATAGTTACTGTAAGTAGCAATACCATTGGTATTCCCTACGTACAATAAGCCGTCCTGAGTCCTCTCAAAGGCTCTTAGGGTTGTGTCTGACCATGTAGTAACCCTATGCGCCCCGTCCTCCAGAGCAGTCCTCATATCAAAGCAGTAGACGTACTTAGAGTCACTAAAGGACAGTAAGTAGAATGCTTCCTCTGGGCTGTATATGGAGCGTAAGGGGCTATTGACCTGTGCTGCGTTAATAGTTAATAAATCATTACGGACATTCTTACTAATATCCCTAACGGGCATTGACTTTTCTTGAATAGTTCTACCAAAGCTGCGTAAGCCTTCACTGGACATAAAGATTAAGTCAGTACCTGTGGACTGTACAGTGTCTCTACCAACACAACCTACATTTTCAATTGTGTCCACCAAAGACATCGTGGAAGGATCAACAGCCCCTTGATAGATAACAATGGAGTTTTTACCAAAGATAATCAAGAAACCGTTGTGAGCCGCTAAGGCAACAATCTCATCCATCCCATTAGGCCATACCTTAGAGATGTCAATGGAGCCTGTAGAGCCTCCAGACCATGCAGTTCCGTCTAACAGATCAGACCAGTAAAGTGTAGACTTATCCGCTGAAAAGTCACCTACCCAGAGTCTACCAAAGGCTGCTAATGCCTCATTAGCCTGTGGTGGCGTACCTGTGGCATGGGTATGTGCAGACATCTTTTGTACAGTGCCTGTGTGCGCTGAGTAGACTAAAGGCTCATAACCTAACTGAAACATAAATAGATGGTCGTTAAAGTTTACCATCTTCCAGTTATTAGTTGTAATTGTGTAAGCTGCTGGGGTTGCGTCAGTAAGGGTAGTAGTGCCTGTGAATATCTTATTGTTACCCGCTGAAAGAATAACGTTAGCACCTGTGGGGTTAATGTACTCTTTAATAACTTCAATGCCGTTACTACCGTCTATAGGAGTTGTGCTTGAAGTAAGTGCTGTAAACCCTTTACGAGAGCCTATACGACCGTACTGGTCAATAATACAGTTATCCGCAATGGACGCATAGGAAGCATCCAAACTAAGCGGAGAGTCCTGTGTGTTTAAACCTCTAAACGCAGGGGCTGCAATCGTTATGTTTTGTCTGTCCTGAGCCATTGCTTAGACCGCCCTGTAGATAGTTTCTTCTGGGTGCTTGTATGCGTCCAAAGCAATTGCATCGGACATATAGTTCTGAGCAAATGCTAACATTTCCCCTGCTGATCTACCGCCAGTTTCCCCACGCTCTCTGGAAGCCAAAGCCAATGCTAAGTGCAGTACAGGCATGTGTGGGATTTGAAGCTTGTCACCGTCATTAACTAAGTCAGGATTACGTTGGACGCAGTTTACTCGGATAGTGTAAGCAGCATTGGGAATAGGATACAGATCAACCTGAGTGTCTCCGTTAGTGTCCACACCGTTAAAGTTGTAGAACGTAGGGCTTGACTTAGGCGGTGTTTGGTTTAAGAAAGCATTGTCCATCCAATGCGTGTCTTTGTAAGTCATAAACCAGTTAGACGTGTCATTGATAACGTCAATAATCTTAATCCTGTTACCACTGCCTGTAAGCACGTAGTTAAAGATGTCCGTTGTTGTGGAGATAGTAAGGGTGGTGCGCAGAGCAGACCAATCCCAAGCGTCCTCCACAGTCCTCTTAGCGTCATTAATAAGATCACCGATAAGAGCTGAATAAGGGTTTTGATTAACGGAGCCTACTTGATCTTCTCTGAGCCTTCTTAGGACTCCGTTTACTAATTCTAAATATGTCATTTCAAGTTCCTAAGAGGATTGTAGTCTATAAAATCAAATAAAGTTGGCTTTAGAAATTCTGTATTGTACTCTAAAGGCTTAAACCTAGATTGGAAAATATCAGCAGGAGAACTTCCTCCACTACCAAACATACCTGTACCGCCTAAACCGCCGTCACCATCACCATCACCATCGCCAGAACCGTCCCCGTCACCATTACCATCTCCATCACCAGTTCCGTCACCATTGCCGCTTCCTTCGCCTTCACCTTCGCCCTCACCTTTGCCTTCACTCTCACCCTCGCCTACATCTTCGCCTTCGCCAGCTTCACCGCCAGCACCTGTATCTACACCGTCTCCGTTAGTACCAGCACCGCCACCTTCGTCTACAGTACCTCCTGTAGTCCCTGTGTCTCCCCCTCCTCCTGTAGGCTCTCCACCAACATCACCACCACCAACCTCTTTAATAGCTTCTTCAACAGGGTCCACTGCTTCTGGAGTTTCTACTGGAGCAACCTCAGCTACTGGAGCAACCTCAGCTACTGGAGCAACCTCAGCTACTGGAGCAACCTCAGCTACTGGAGCAACC